ACTTTTTCCAATAGAGCGGCCTTTGAGAAAAATTTTTTGGGAGGTGAAGACGGGTGACTAAGGTACCAACAAAAGAAACAATCAAAAGGCGAACAATAGCAGATATGAAAGCGTTAGGCATATACAAAAAACAGTATGGACGCTTAATTGATATATATTCTGGTTTGGTCCATCAATATTTGACCTTGAATAAAAAGTTTGAAGATGGAGACTACCAAGTGCAAGTCACAACAGACCAGGGCAGCCCTAAAAAAGCGCCAATAGTTGCAACTCTGGAAAATCTACGGAAAGATATTTTGGCATACTCCGACCGTCTTTGCCTGAACCCAAAGGCGCTGGAGAATGTAACCGCTGAAAAAGAGCAGAAATCAAAACTAGCGAGCGTGTTATCTAGCCTTGAAAAATAAACATAAAAACTACGACACAGTAATGGAGTATGCCAGGAATGTAGTAGAAGGCAGGAAAATAGCTTGCAAAGAAACTATACAGATGTGTGAGCGTTTTTTAAGAGATTTAGAAAATCGTGTTTATGACTTCAATCCTAAAAATGCAGAATTCGTTATACAGATTATAGAAAAAACATTTGTTCATCAAAAAGGTGAAGATATGCAGGGGCGACCACTTAGAGGACGTCCTTTTTTATTGGAACCATGGCAAAAGTTTGTAGTATATAACCTTCTAGGTTTTTATCATAAAGGAACTTTGTTAAGGAGATTTAAAGAAGCATTTGTCATGATACCGCGCAAGCAGGGAAAGACGCCCTTTATGTCAGCGTTGGCATGGGGATTAGGCTTGTTAGAAAGACGTTCAGGGGCAGAAATTGTAATTGTCGGTGCTTTATTAAAACAAGCATTACAGAGTTTTAACTTCCTTCTCTACAACCTAAAACAAATGGGAGAAGATAAGAACTTTAGAATACTAGACAATAACCAAGAACATTCAATCAGCGGAGAATTGGGCGATGGGTACTTAAGGATAGAAACTATTGCAGGGAATTCCGATAGAATGGATTCCCTCAATACTCTAATACAAATACTTGATGAATTACACTTATATAAAAATGCTAGCCAATACAACACAATTAAAGAGAGTGGCAAGGCTTACAGAAACAGTCTTTGCATTGGAATTACTACAGCAGGGGATAACATGAATTCATTTTGTTATAACAGAATGAAATATTGCCAAAAGGTTCTTAATGGCACAGTAAAAGACGAACAGCTATTCATTTTCATTGCCAAAGCTGACGAAGACCCTGAAACCGGAGAGGTTGATTACACTAACCCTATTGAACACGAAAAGGCTAATCCTAACTATAACGTGTCTGTGTCTGCCCAGGAGCTGTTAAACGATGCAATGCAGGCGCAGAACGACCCGCAACAGAGAAAATCATTCTTAGCAAAGAGTTTGAATATATACACAAGCGCGATGAAGGCATACTTCAATATAGATGAATTCAGGGCAAGCGATAAAAAATATAATTGGACCATAACAGAACTGGCTAAATTACCAATTAAATGGTATGGTGGCGCCGACCTATCCAAGATGCACGACCTTACAGCAGCTGCTCTGTATGGAGTTTATAATGACGTAGATATAGTTATTACTCATGCATGGTTTCCTATAGTAGCAGCGCATAAAAAAGCTGAAGAGGACAATATTCCTTTGTTTGGCTGGAAAGATGATGGTTGGCTCACAATGTGCAACACTCCAACCGTCAATTATGATGATGTGATTAAATGGTTTGTAGAGATGAGGAATAAAGGTTTTAAGATAGACCAAGTTGGCTTTGATAGAAAGTTCGGAAGAGAATTCTTCCTTGGTATGAAAATGCACAGGTTCAGGATAGAAGATACTCCACAGCTTTACTACTTGAAATCAGAAGGTTTTAGAAGGATAGAGAAAAAGGTGAAGGATAAAAAGTTTTACTACTTTCATTCAGAGGCTTTTGAATACTGCGTACAAAACGTTAGAGCAATAGAGCAAACAGACGATGCAGTGAAATACGAGAAAGTAGAGCCTACACAAAGGATAGATATATTCGATGCGGCTGTATTCGCTGCTATGCAAATGTTGAAGAGTATGCAGAAAAGTGAATTAGCCAGAAAATGGCTGAAAGGCGGTGAGTAGATGAGATGGTTCAAAAATTTAAGAAACAGAATAAAATCACGAGCTGAACCCAGCAATGATTATGTTGGTTTGTTTATGGCTGGTGAAGATATATCTTTATTAACTGGATACACGAAGCTGAGTGATAATCCTGAAATAAAAATAGCTGCTAGCAAAATAGCTGACCTTATATCCTCAATGACCATACACCTCATGCAAAATACAGAAGATGGGGATATAAGAATTAAAAATGAGCTGTCAAGAAAGATAGACATAAACCCATGCAGTCTCATGACTAGAAAAGCATGGATGTATAACATAGCTTATACAATGTTGTTAGAAGGAGAAGGTAATGCGGTTGTATATCCGAAGATGAGAGACGGGCTAATAGATGAGTTGATACCGCTTAATCCTTATTCTGTGTCGTTTATTGACACAGAGGACGGCTATAATGTTATTTACAAAGGGCAGACATACAGGTATGACGAAGTATTGCATTTTACAATCAATCCTAATCCATTGCGTCCGTGGATAGGTACAGGCTATAAAGTGGCAATAAAAGACATAGTAGACAACCTAAAACAGGCCACAGCAACGAAAAAGGCTTTTATGAGCGGAAAATACATGCCTTCTTTAATCGTAAAAGTTGATGCTATGACAGCGGAATTGGCAAGCGAAGAAGGTAGAAATGAGGTGTTTAAGAAATACCTAGAAACGACAAAAGCAGGCCGACCCTGGATAATTCCTGCTGAAATGCTAGAAGTAGAGCAGGTTAAACCGTTAAGTTTAAAAGATATAGCAATAAATGAGGCTGTGGAAATAGATAAAAAAACAATAGCAGGCATATTCGGGGTACCTGCTTTTATGCTGGGCGTTGGCGAGTACAACAAAGAGGAGTATAACAACTTTATTAATTCAACCATACTCCCAATAGCAAAAGAAATAGAGCAAGAGCTGACAAAAAAGCTATTATATAGTCCTGACTTATATTTCAAATTTAATCCTCGCTCACTCTATGCTTATGATCTAAAAGAATTGGCAGACGTTGGCGCCAATATGTATGTTCGTGGGATAATGACAGGTAATGAAGTAAGGGATTGGCTTGGTTTGTCGCCTAAAGAAGGATTATCCGAACTAGTTATACTAGAAAATTATATACCACTTAGTATGATAGGAGACCAAAAGAAACTGAACGGAGGTGATGATAATGAATAGAGAAGTAAGGCAGGCACGATGTCAAGCTACGCAATTTAGAGCCGCCGAGGACAACGGAGAAAAATACATAGAAGGGTATTTTGCGGTATTCGGTTCTATTTATGAACTGTGGCCAGGAGCTACAGAAAGTATTGATCCTCATGCTTTTGATGACACGCTGAGCGATGATATAAGAGCATTGATTGACCACGAAACAAGGCTAGTTTTGGGCAGAACTAAATCAAATACTCTTGAACTGAAAGTTGATTCAAGAGGTCTCTGGGGAAAAATCAGATTGAATCAAAACGATAGCGATGCAATGAATTTGTATGCAAGGGTTGAACGCGGAGACGTTGACCAATGCAGCTTTGGTTTTGACATACTGGAAGAAGACACAGAATATCGGGATGATGGTTCAGTTCATTGGACTATCAAAAAAGTTAAGTTGTATGAAGTAAGTTGTGTCACCTTCCCTGCATATAAAGACACTTCGATATCCGCAAGAAAAAAGGATTTTGAAAATATAAAAAAACGCAAAACCGAAGCTTGGAAAAAAAGAATGAAGGAGAGGATTGGAAAATGCTAAAACAATTAATGTTAACTAGAAAAATAAAAGAGCTTAGAAGTCAACTTGAAGCTCTAAGAGCGAAAGATGCTGACTTTGAAATTAGAAAGCAGGAAATCAAAAAGAGAGAAGAGGAACTCGAAGCGGCCATTAATGAAATAACGGACGAAACTCCTGACGAAGAAAAAGCGGCAGTTGAGGAGTCTGTTGAGGAATTTGAAAATGATCAAAAAGCTCTTGAGGATGAAGAAGAAGAAAATGAAAGGCAGAAGAAGAAGTTGGAAGATGAAATAAGTGAACTGCAAAAGGAACTTGATGAGATTAATAGCAGGTTGGAAGATTCCCAAAAGCAACAAAAAAGAACCGCTAGAGATAGCGAAGAAAGAAAGGATGAAAGGTATATGAGAAATAGAAATATCTTTGGAGAAGGCTTAAAAGAAATTGTGGTACGTGAAGATGTAAAAGAATTCTTAGAGCGCACAAGAGGCTTGATAGGTCAAAAAAGAGCAGTAATAGGAGCAGAGCTTACAATTCCTGAAATCATGCTGGATTTATTAAGGGATAACTTGCACCGTTATAGTAAGTTAATCTCTAAAATAAGATTAAAGCCAGTAGCGGGGAAAGCAAGGCAGAACATAGCTGGAGCTATTCCAGAAGGTGTATGGACAGAAGCTGTTGGAAGTCTTAATGAATTAACCTTCGGATTCAACCAAATCGAAGTTGACGGTTATAAGGTTGGTGGATTCATTCCGATTCCAAACTCAACATTGGAAGACAGTGATTTAAATCTAGCAAACGAGATAATGGACGCATTGGGTCAGGCTCTTGGTCTTGCAATAGACAAAGCTATTCTATACGGCACTGGCACTAAAATGCCTGTAGGGATAGCAACAAGATTAGCAGAAACAGATGAGCCTGCATATTGGGGTACAGATGCGCCTGACTGGACAAATTTAAGTAATACGAACATAATTTCTATTGACACAACTAATCTAATTGCTGAGGAATTCTTCGCTGAATTAATCCTCAAGTTTGGAGTTGCAGAACCAAACTACAGTGATGGAAAAACTTTCTGGGCAATGAACAGAAAAACAAAGATGAAACTATTGTCAAATGCAATCACCATCAATGCGGCAGGCGCAATTGTGGCAGGACTCAATAACACTATGCCAATTGAAGGCGGAGACATCGTTGAGCTTGATTTTATCCCTGATAACGATATCATAGGCGGCTTTGGTTCCTTATATCTTCTGGCAGAAAGAGCGGGAGCGAACTTGGCGGTATCTGAACATGTAAGGTTTATTGAAGACCAAACAGTTTTCAAGGGCACCGCAAGATATGATGGCAAGCCAGTAAGGGGTGAAGGATTTGTGATTATTAATATTGCAAATGAAGCACCAACAACAAGCTTGAATTTTGCGACTGATAAAGCGAACCAATAAAAGGTAATAAAAGGAGGGATTGTGAGTGAGTGATACATGGGCAAGAATAACAGCGAATCGGAATAAACAAGAACTCGATTCGACAAAAAATGCATTTAAGAACTTTCTTGGAATTTTAAAAAGAGCGCCAGGCCCAGCTACAGTAACACCAGACATATATAAGAGAGATAATACAGTATATACGATAGGGAATGTTGGTCCCGATGGATATCTATACCTATTACGATGGGATAACAACATAAGAAAAATTAAAGGAGACGGGGAAATCGTAAGAGGTCTAGAAGCAGGAACATACATGGAACAAGGAGAGACTGCCTCCTTACACTGCCTTCTAGTGTCGGAAACAGGGAGATTAATCATTACAACGAATAAAGGTAGATGTTTGGTTTCAGATGAAGCACAAACTACATTGTCTGAAGCATTTACTTTTAAGTCTGGGAAGACAAGTAATATGTGGGGATATGACATCTACAAAAATTATATCGTTTTAGCCAGTTATGGAGATAAGAACGCACAAAACCCACCTAGAGAAGTATATCTCTCAAAGGATTATGGTGCCACATGGGAGCTGATTTTTGACAAACCAATAAACGAGATGATAAAACCAAGCGACTATCATATACATGATGTCGCTATAGACCATTACAACCTCGGAGGAATAAGACTAATAGTATCTGTGGGAGATGATGAAAATCGACAAATTTTGTACACTGATGATTTTGGCAAAACATGGAAAGAAATGTTCCCAGAATCAGAATGGATAGACAAGGGTATAACACCCCCTATACATCCAACTAGCATTATATGCCTGCCAAAAGGGATTGCCTTCGGAAGTGATGAATTGCCAGAAGGTATTTCATGGTGGAACAGACCTAAAAACGCAAAAAATCCTGACATGCGTTGGGAAGATTGTGAATATAAAATACGATTTGGTGAACCATCAGACACAATAACTGGAACACTCGCAGTTAAAGGTGACAGTTTTGAAATGGATGGATTTCATTATGCAGTAATACCTTTCCGCAATCACGAAACAGTGACTGACGGTAGGTCAAGAATTTATGTCACAGGTGATGGTGGCAATACGTGGCATCAAATCTACATAGAGGCATTAGATACTACAAATTACAAAGGTTTTATGAATGCAAGATTGTGGCAAAAAACCGATGGCAAGTTATGGATATACGGTACTTACTCCCATGAAAGCGATGTAAAGATTTGGAGAAGTCAAATGCCAGATTTTAATATAACTGGCTAAAAAAAGGCGGTGACCATGTGGACACAGAACTAATACTAAGTCTAGTCAAAGCAAGAATTGGATTAACTTCGGCCGTGAGAGATACCTATCTCACGGCTATAATTAATTCTGTAATAAAAGAGCTAGAAGACGAGAAGGGAATTACACTTGATGAGGATAATCCAAATCATCTCATGTTTGTGGTTGATTACTCTACATGGCGATACCAAAACAGGGATTCGGAATCAGGAATGCCGCGACACTTACAATACAGATTGCATTGCTTGTGCCTCCACAACAAGGAAGTGATTGAAGAATGACAATGGACAATGAATTGGTTCTAATCGGAAAAACAGGATATAGCACAAATGCAATAGGTGACGCGATTCCAACAGAAACAAAGACAACTGTTTTGTGCGGAATAAAGTCAATTACTAGAACAGAACATTATCAAGCGGCCGCTCATGGACTAAAGCCCGAACTCGTTTTTGTGGTCAGCAAGTGGGATTACCAAGGCGAAAAAGAAGTAGAGTTCGAGGGCGAAAGATATAACGTCCTCCGAACCTATGAACCTAAGACGTCAAAAGGCTTGGGTGATTTTGAAACCCTGGAATTGGTTTGTGAGGGGGTGGCTAATCGTGGCAATACCTAAAAGTGTTACCAAGATAAAAAAGGACGGCATCGAATTCATCTCCAATGTTGACCGTGCGCAGTACACAATCCAAGAACTTTCCCGAGCTGCCTTGAAAGATGTAGGAAAGTTTTTGCGGAAAAGAGTTGTACAAGAGCTCAAACAGCTACCTGGCATGAAGAAGCACCGGCGTATATATAACCTTCAATACTGGGCGCGCAGAAAAGAAGCCGACCTTCAAATTGGTTTTAAACATGAAGCTTGGTATAGCGTAAATCAAGAGTTGGGAGCAAAGGGCATGCCAAAGAAAGGCATACTCCGAGAAACTGTTTTTAAACACATTGACGATATCAGGCGCATTGAAGGGCAATATCTTTCAGCCATCGAGGACGAAAATCGAGCGCTTGGACTAATAGACGAAGAGGAGGAAATAGGCGATGAAATACTTACGTGAACTGCTATACCCGCAACTGAAAGCCATACACCCGCGCGTATATTTCCAGGCCGCTCCCGAAAACGCTCAATTTCCGTACCTCGTCTATGATTTTACGCAAATTACGAATGACGGAGAGGAATTTGAGACTGTAGCGCTTGATGTTGACGGATGGGATATGTCGGTTGGAGGAGACACGACAGCCATTGAAAACCTGATGGATGAAGTCAACCAAGCCCTGAATAAAAAGACGCTGACCGCCGAAGGGCTGGCAGTCACTTTTTATCTTGACAGAAAAATTCCGCTTGTAGATGACAACCCGGCTATAAAGCGCCGGAAGTACATCTACGAAGCAAGACTATTTGGAAGGAGTTGATAGCATGGCACTCACTCAACAGCAGATTGAGAATATACAGATAGACTACGGAATAGTCTACATCAACTATGGAGAGGAAGACGAAGCACAGCTTGGCCCCACCCGTGGGGGCGGAGAGTTTGTTGCAACTGCAACTATAAGGGACATTGAGTTTGACGGCAGCAAGGGGAAAACAAAAGGCATGCAGGTGGTAGACGATATCACGGCACAGTTGAATGTCACACAGTTAAACACATCTATGGAAACATTGAAGATGGCGCTGCCCTTTGCAAAATGTGACGATGTGACCGGAAAGTTGTCAGTAGGAAGCGATAGCGTAGGGGTTATACCTGATGAGGCATATTTAAAAAACATAACTATGTTCGCCAAAACCATAAAGGGCAAATACAAAAAAATAACGCTATATAATGCCTTGTCGGAAAACGGTCTGACATTCGCGGCTGCACCCAAGGCCGAGGGTACCATAGCCTTGAATGTATATGCACATTGGGATGCAACTGACGATACAAA